GCACGGAAAACACCGCCGATCACTCCCTATGAAAGGGGGCAACACAATGGCGAGCAAAAAATTATACGAAAAGATAAAATCTTACCTGGGCGACAAATACCAACCCTCCGACGACGAACTGATCAACCTCTACTGCGAAACCCATGCCCTTTACAAAAAAATGTTAAAAGAGATCCGCAAAACCGGGTTACTGACTGAGCATACCAACAAATTTGGGGCCACGAACCTTGTTAAAAACCCCCTGGCGATAGAGGCGACTAAGACCGCTCAAGTGTTAAATACCCTGCTTAAGTCTCTCGGCTTAACTGCCGCCCAGCGCAAGAAGGCGGTGGCAGAGGATGTCGATGACGACGATTTCGACGACCTGTGATAATAAGATTGACGAAGCCTTAATCACGCAGTTAAACAAAAAAATAAACAAGTATATACTCAAACGTCCTTCCGACAAACTACTTACCACGCAGTATGGACAGGAAGTTATTGCCGGTAAAATAATCGCCTCCAAGAAAGTTAAACAAGCCTGCCGGAGGCATTTAAGAGACTTAAAGCGGCAGGGAACGAAGGACTTTCCCTATATTTTCGATGAGAAAAAAGGCCACCGGCCGGTAATTTTCATCGAGCGATACTGCAAGCCGTCAAAAGGGAACTTCAAGCAGCTCGTCATGCAGAAGTGGCAGCACTTCGTAATTGGCTCCCTTTACGGTTGGGTGCATAAAGACACGGGCCTCCGGCGATTCGACGAAGGATTAATTTTCGTCGGACGGAAGAACGGTAAATCGGCCATTGTTTCCGGATTGGCCCTTTTTGGCGCGTCCAAAGATGGCGAGAAGGGTGCAGATGTATATATACTCGCCAACAGTATGAAGCAGGCGCGGAAAACCATCTATGAAGAGTGCCAGAAGATGGTTCGCAAGTCGCCGTCGCTACAGAAGCGATTCCGCGTCCTCCGGGATGCTATTTTTTACGACAAAGCGGAAGCGACAATCGAACCGCAGGCCAGCGATAGCGAGAAACTCGACGGTTTAAATTGTCACTTAGGGTTGTTCGATGAGATCCACGAGTACAAGCATTACAAGCTGATCAACGTCGTTAAGAACTCCACCGATGCCCGCGAACAACCTTTGATGCTTTATATTACTACCGCCGGATATGTTCTCGACGGCCCCCTGATGGACTATTACGAGCGCGGCGCGGATGTATTAGACGGTGTAATCGACGACGAGCGAACATTCTACTATATGGCCGAACTGGATCAGGAGGACGATCTTGAAGATATTTCCGCTTGGCCGAAGGCAAACCCCAACATCAATGTATCGATCAAGCTGGAAAAGATGGTTGACAGTTGGGGTAAGCGCAAGAATATCCCGGCCGAAAGAAACGACTTCATCACCAAGCGGCTGAATTTATTCGTTCAAGCCGATGAACAGTCATTTGTAACCTTTGAAGTCATTAAGCGCAACAAGAAGTTTTTCGACCTGTCAACCTTGGAGGGGCATACCTGTATTGGTGGTTTTGACCTATCCGATAGCGAGGACTTCACGTCCCCCTGTCTAGAGTTTCCCCTTGATGGCGAATACGCGGGGTATGTTTTCCTGTTGTCTCACTCCTTCATTCCCCGTAAAAAGGTGGAGCTGGATAACGAAAACCTGCCCTATGACGAATGGGAGAAGCTTGGATTGTTGACAATCTGCCCTGGGGAATACGTGGAATACACGTATGTTTATGAGTGGTTCATGGAGCAGGCTAAAAAATACGTGATTCAGAAGATTGCTTATGACCCGAAGAACGCTTACCGCTTAAACCGGGAGTTAATTGCTTACGGTGGCGAAGAATGGCTGGCCCCCGTCCGCCAAGGGTTTGTAACTCTCAACGCCCCGCTCAAAGACATCAAAGAGCTTCTCCTTGGCGGTAAAGTCATATTTAACCACGTAAACGGCAAGCCCGATCCGCTGATGCGCTGGTATATCAACAACGTCAAATTGGTGAAGGACCGCAACGATAACTGGATGCCGACGAAACAAGGAACTTATAGGAAAATCGACGGTTTCGCCGCCTGGCTGACCGCACATACCGAAACGATGAAGCTCATGGCTGACATACAGACGGTCCCTGACGGCCCCGGCGTAAGCTTTCTGTCTAAAAAAGACTTATTAGGGAGGTAATACGAATTGACGAAAAAACGTGCAGGAATAGTTAAAATCGCCTCCCGCATCGGCACCGGGGTAATGGCAGGGGCGGCCGGCCTCGCAGTGGGGTTTTGGTCCGGCCTGCGAACAGCCGGGAAAACGACGCTGACCGCCACCAGGCGGTTTTTTGATGTCCTGAATCAGACGACAAGCAGTATTTACGGCAATTTCAGTGCGTGGTTTGAGCCTCACAACATATTTGCCCGCTCGATCTCCGGCACTCTCGCCACCAACGAAACGATATTCGCCGCCGTCTCCCGGCTGTCGAACGGCCTGGCGAACCTGCCGCTAAAACTATACGAGGGCAAGTTTAATGAAATCAATAACCGGAAAAGTGATTTACTGGCAAACTCGCCCAACCCAAACATGCACGGCTTCGACTTCATCCGCACAATGGAAGTTTGCCGGAATACCAGCGGCAACGCCTACGCGATTAAGGAGTATGACGACCGGACATTCCAGGTAAAAGCCCTTTGGATTCTAGATCCAGCCCGCGTAACTCCCGTAATTGAGAAAAACACGCGGGAATTATGGTATGAAGTCAAGGGCGATCCCCTTCCCGGCAAAGACTGGAACACCTATTACGTTCACAATATGGACATGATCCACGTTAAACACATACACACTATGGCAACGGCTTACTGTGGGATCAGCCCCCTTGATGTGTTGAGGAACAGCATAGACTTTGACGGGAAGGTAAAGCAGTTTTCCCTCGACCTGTTGGATACGGCGGTAAAAGCATCCTTCATCCTGAAAATGTCTGGACATATAAACGAAGAGAAGAAAACAGAGATTAAAGATAACTTCCGCCGCTTCTACCAGGAGAACGGAGGCGTGTTATTCCAGGAAGGTGGTTACACAATAGAACCCATAAAGCGGGAATTTTTAGACGCGAAAGTATTCGAGGTTGAACGTATCACCCGCGCCCGTGTCGCAAGCGTCTATAACATGCCCGCGCACATGCTCGGCGAAACCGAAGGCGCGAAATACGCGGGCATGGAGCACCAAAGCATGGAATTCGTGCAGGACACTTTAGCCCCCAACGCACGGCAGTATGAGCAGGAGTTTAACCGCAAACTTTTAACGCTGGAAGAGCGGCAAAAAGGATGGTATTTCAAGTTTAATTTGAATGCCCGCTTGCGCGGCGATACCCGCACCCGCGCGGAGTTTTACTTCCGGGGAACCCGGTCAGGTTGGTTTACGCCTAACGAAGTCAGGGCGTTAGAAGAACTGCCGCCTTTGCCCGGCGGAGACAAACTTTACATCAGCAAAGACCTAATCCCGATTGACGCTCCGCCCGAAAACGGGCGGGATTAGGCCAAAAAACCCTAAATTTAAGGCAAAACGCACCTTTTAAGGTGCTTTTTTATTGCAGAAAGGAGGGTTCTCGATGCAACCAAGCGACAAAAAGTTTTGGAAAGTGAAGGCCGCCGGCGACCCCAAGATCGGCGAGGTTTACATTTATGGCGATATTGCCTCCTGGAAATGGGATGACACTGACGTAACGGCGGCGAGCTTCAAGGATGACTTAGATGCCCTTGGTGACATTGAAGTTTTAAACATCTACGTCAATTCCTACGGCGGATCACTCTTCCAAGGTTTGGCAATTCACAATCAAATCAAGCGTCACCCGGCGAAAACCATCGCCTACGTTGACGGGGTGGCGGCGAGCGCGGCGAGCATTATCGTTGCCGCTGCCGATGTTGTAAAAATGCCCGCGAACACAACGCAAATGATTCACTGGCCGTGGATGCTCGTTATCGGTAACGCCAACGACATGCGAAAAGCGGCGGAGGACTTGGATCGGTTAGGTGCCAGCCTACTGGAATCCTACACGGCCAAAGCGGGCGACAAGCTTCCCGAGGACAAATTGAGGGAATTTCTCGACAACGAAACCTGGTTAACCGCGCAGGAATGTTTGGATTACGGATTGTGCGATGAACTCCTGGAGGCCAGGGAGATCGCCGCGTCTGTAGATTCCGAATTCCTGTCGCTATACAAAAACGTACCCGAAAGCCTGAAGAATCAGGCCCAAAAAGGAGGTGGTCTATCGGAGGAAGAGCGGCAAAGCATTTTTGAAGCAGCAAGAGAGAGCAAGGAAACCATCAACAAAATAATGGAGGTTTTGTAAAAT